ATTCTATTCCGTCCTGGATACTCTATTCAAAGTAGGGAGCTAACACAGGTACAATCCATTCTCCAAAATCAAATTGAGAGTTTTGGAAAGTATGCATTTAAGCAGGGTGAACTTGTCATCCCTGGTGAGGTAGGTCTTAATACAAAATTAGATTACGTCAAATTATCTTCTGTTTCTGAGGTTGCTATCTCGGAAGGGAATGATATTGTTTACAAAAAGTATGACATCAGTCAACTGGTAGGGCAGCAAGTACAAGGTCTTACTTCTGGTGTTACTGCAACTATTTTAGCAACTAAGTTGGCAACAGAGACTGCTGCTGACACTTTGTTTGTTAATTACATCAATAGTGGTAATTCAAATACGGAACCAACTTTCCGTCAAGGTGAGACTCTAGAAGTTGTTGATGGTGTCAATACACCACTTCTAGTTGTTGGTACAGACGGAAGTGTTCTTCCCACTAGTATTGAGATCACTAACCCTGATACAGGAGAAACTACTTCTCTGGAAAGTCCTGCGATGGGTTATGGATCTGCTGTAAAGGTAGAAGAAGGAATTTACTTTGTCAATGGTTATTTTGTTCGCAACGATGAAGCACTCCTAGTTATTGACAAATATTATAACAAACCATCCGCAAAAGTAGGATTTACAATTAAAGAAGAAGTTGTAACACCAGAAGCAGATGCATCTCTATATGATAATTCTATTGGATCTGCGAACTACACAGCTCCTGGAGCACATAGACTCAAGATTTCTTTAGAGTTAAAAGAGTTTGCTCTAAATGCAATCACTGATAAGAATTTCATTCAATTACTGAATGTTTCTAGAGGTCAAATTCAAAGCAAAATTTCCTCTACAGACTTTAGTGTACTAGAACAAACTTTAGCACGTAGAACATTTGACGAGTCAGGTGATTACGTTGTAGATAATTTTGCTGTTGATATCAGAGAGTTTGCTCAGAAAGATGGCAATAAAGGTATCTACGGTGTTGATGAGTTTGGTCTTTATAACGGAAAGAGTGCAGCAGAAGCTGCTAGGAAGATGGTTGCCAGCATTGGTCCTGGTAAAGCATATATCAAAGGATATGAGATTGTCAACAAAGAGACTAAGTATCTTGAAATTAATAAGGCAAGAGAAAGTCTTTCTAGTGATAATGTAAATCTTAAGAGTAAAGGTCTTCCAACTTACAGCATTACCAATGTGTATGGTAGTGTTCCTCTAAACAAAGAAGGATCAGAACTTACAGCATATCCTGATGTATTCCTATACTCTACATTTAATGATGGATCTATCGGTCTGAATAACACGGAACTTTCAACAGATCATAGACAGACTATTGATAGAAGAGGTAAGATTTTCAATACCGATGATGGAATTAAAACCATCACTTTACAAATTACAAATACTGTTACCTTGATTGGTGCAGTTACAGATTCCACATTCCAAACTCAGTTTGGTGAATTATTCTATATTAAAACTAGAAGTGATGTTGGAACACCAACCGCTATTAGTTCTTTTAAAACACTATCCTTTGCAACTACAAACAAACCACTAATTAACTCTTCCGAATCTGTTCAGTTCTTAGAATTGACAGTGTATGGTAACAAGAGCGAATTAGAATTGCTTACATTAGAATATGATCTCTCTGATAGTGAGTATAAGAGAAGAATTTTCTTAAGTGAAGCTGATGCTGCAGCAAATACCAATGAGTTTGGATTTGTTGTAGATTACTCTGATATTATTACTCCTGTTATTGGAAAAACAAAACCAAGCAACTTCTTCCTACAAAGCAGAGGTGCTGGTTTCAATTCCGATTCGGATATCGTATTGTCTAAAGGTCGTTTAGAGGCAGGAACTTCTGCATACAATACTACTTTTGGATATTCTTATTTTGATCCTCAATTCTTTACCAAAATTACTTTAGAGAGTATTCCTTCTGGTGCTAATGCATTTGATGAAGGTAAGTATGTATTTGGTATTGATAGCAATGCATATGGTGTTGTAGAAGGATCCTCTGCTGGTGTTTATAGTACAGGAAGAATTCTGTTTGTCAAAACTTTATCAGGTAAGTTTAAGTCTGGTGAAACAATCAGAGATGAAGATGGCAATACTGTAAAGATTGCAAGAGACAATACAATCTCTCACTTTGTAGTTCAGAATAGAGGTTTGGGATATGCTGATGGTGTATCTCTACTAATCAATGGTCTTGAATTTGATGCATCTAAGATTGCTCTAGGTAAAACTATTGCAGGTAACATTTACAATGCAACTATTATTAATAGGAGAGCAGTAAATGTTGAATATGCACAACCACCAGCAGTAACTGTCAAGAATCCTGACGGAGCAAGTTCACCTAGTTCTGCCGCAGCTGTTGTTCCCGTTCTGTTCCGAAACACTGTTACGACTTACACACCACAAAATGTAAAGTCTATTGGTTGTTCCTATGGATCTGGAAACTCCAATTCTTTCTCTGCAGACGTTGTTGTAGATAGTCAAGAACAATCCGAAATCAAAGCAGTTACTAACTACACATTCTTTGGATCGCAAGGTGCAAACTTTATTGAATCTACTAGTTTCAGTGCTGATGCATCTCCAATTCTACAGCAAGGAGATCTTGTACAATTCTCAGATGATAGTAACAACCTGGTTCGTGCAATTGTACAATATGCTACAAAACAAGAAGGAGCATCAAAATCTAGAATTTATCTAGATACATGTCTTCCTGGCGATGTTACCAATACCAGCATTGTACGTTTACGTCCAAAAGTACAAAATACTAACTCTGGTACATTACTATTCCCAACTGGCAGTAAGCAGGTTTCTCAAATCTCTTCTGGTGGAGATGATACTAAGATTAAGTATTACTTCCGTAGAGATTTTGTAACTACAGCATCTTCTGGTGGTGGTACAATTACATTTGCTGCACAGTTACCATTTGGTACACAGAGATTTGCAGCTTTCAGTGAAAGTAATTTCATCATCACTGTTCTAGATCCAGGCGATGCTCCTAACATTGTTAAGGGAGATATTGTCTATGTTTCTGATGATGCAGTAGAAATTTCATCTGCTACTGACACTGCTAGTGGTCTTACATCTGGTAGTATCAGTTTACAGTTACCATCAACATATTTTGGAACTATTCCTTCTAATGGAACTTTCCCTAAACTTAAGTTGACAGCAACTCTTGAAGTATCTAACGCAAAACCAAGACTCAAGACTGCTGTTAGAAACAAGAGAATTGTTATTGCTTCTGCTGGTGATCGCATTGTTCCATTTAGAGGACAAGACTACGATAATGAAGTTGTAGAAACTCTATCATATTCTGATGCCTTCAAACTAAGATATGTTTATGAAGGAACTTCGTCTCAAGCACCAGATGTAGACTCTGCAGGCAATCTAATTTCAGGAACTGATGTTACTGCTAGATACACATTTGATAATGGACAAAGAGATACATTATATGATGTTTCTAGAATTGTTCTAAAACCTGGATTTGATCCTGCAGTTGGACAATTACTCATCGCATTTGATTACTTTGAGCAATCTCAAGGAGACTTCTGCACGATTGATAGTTATCTACATGAGGCAGGTGTTCCAGAAGATGAAATCCCATCTTTTAACTCTTCAGTTCATGGCAATTTAGAACTTAAGAATGTAATTGACTTCAGACCTAAAGTTGATAGTAGTGCTATCATTCCTGGTTTCCTCAATATTGCGTCTCTTGAGACTACTGCTGGATCTTTTGCTGGTCCTGGTGCTATCTTAGCAAGCACACCAGCTCCAGACCTAGGACTAGAGTATACATTCTCCTTCAGTCAAATTCAATACTTAGATCGTATTGATGGTATTTTCTTAGATAAGAAAGGAAACTTCATTGTCAAAGAAGGTAATTCATCACTCAACCCATCTAAACCAGATCCTATTGATGATGCTGTACCTCTCTTCTATGCATATATTCCTGCATTTACGAAGACAACCAAAGATGTAAGAGTTACTCCAGTTGATAACCGTCGTTACACTATGCGTGACATCGGTAAACTAGAGAAGCGTATTGAGCGTCTTGAGTATTATACTACACTCAGCATCCTAGAACAGCAAGCTCTTAACATGCAAGTCAAGGATGAAATTGGACTTGATAGATTTAAGTCTGGATTCTTTGTTGATAACTTTGAAGCACACAAGGTTGGTAATCTTTCTTCCCTTGATTACAGATGTGCAGTGGACAGTCAACAAAGTGTTCTACGTCCTCAAGCAAAAGAAGATTCTGTAAATCTAGAAGAGGTAAACGTAAGAGAAGATCAAAGATCTGTTTCTGGTTATAAGAAGTCTGGAGATATGGTAACTCTACCTTTCTCTCCTCTAAATTTACTAGGAAATGATTTTGCATCTAAGACTTTAAATCCAAATCCATTTGTTGTTCTTCAATATGTTGGTGATGGAGAAATTTCCCCATCTATTGATCATTGGTATGATCAAACTGAAGAACCATTGGTAGTAGATACTAACACTGATCTGTTTAACATCTTCCTTGCAAAAGAAAATGTAAAAGAAAGTTTCTCCAGTTTGTACAATTCTTTTGTAGTTAACTGGGTTGGAACATCCACATCGTTTACTACTATTAATTCTCTAGGACAAGTCAATACACAGCAAGCTGTAACTTCTGTTGCTAGCGCATCCGTTGCAAGTTCTTCTAATATTAGTCCTCAAAATAATGAGGTAGGAAAAGGAATCCAGACTAAGAGTGTTGGTGAAAGTTTAGTTTCAACTTCTCTAGCATTCTTTGCTAGAAGTATTCCTGTCAGATATGTTATTAGAAGAATGAAACCTAATACGAAGATGTATGTCTTCTTAGAGGGGAGAGATATTGGTCGCTGGGTAAATCCAGACCTAAGATTTACAGGTATTGCTGGTAACTCTCTATCTGCATTTAATGGTGAGATCACAACTGATGAGTATGGTAATGCTAGCGGACTAATTGTTGTTCCTGCTGGTTTACCTCCACTTGAGAATGCAACCTGGACTGGTGATGTAGATACTCTACCATATGATACTTCTGCTGAGGAAGTATCAATTACTTCTGGCGTATTAACTTTCAGATTTACTTCTAGTGCAACTAATGCTCCTAAAGAAGAAGTAGATAGTTATACCGAAGTCAAGTATTATGCTACTGGTCTTCTTCCAGAAAATCCTGCCAGCATTGTATCTACCAAACCTTCTTACTTTAAATCTAATGAAGGTGTTCAGTTGATTGAAAGTAATACTGATAATCCTATCAGACCAAATCCTCTTGCACAAACATTTAAGATTGAAAATCTAGAGGGTGGTTGTTTTGTTACTGGTGTTGATATGTTCTTCAGCAAGAAAAGCACCAACATTCCAGTAAAAGCATATATTTCTAATGTTGATGCAGAAAAACCAGCTAAGAATATTGTTCCTGGTTCTGAAAAGACGCTTTCTCCAAATACGTTCCTTAAGTGTTTTGCTAGTGGTAATCTAGCAGTTTATAAGGGTGAAAGCGTAACAGGTGCATCTTCTGCTGCATCTGGTCCTATTATTAAAATCTTTGATAAGAATAACGTAGAGCTAGTTGCGACTGCATCTGGTAAGTATAGTCTCACTAATGAGCAAGTATATACTGTTGTTCTAAGTAATCACAATGGTAAATCTTTTGTACAGAATGAAGATTTAATTATTCCTTCTGTTACAGAAGCAAATGCATTGAACAATACAGACCTTGTTCTTGCTATTGCAAAAGACAGTGGTAAAGTGTCTAGAATGAGAATTACTAACACTGGTCAAAATTACGATAGTGCAATTCTTACTATTGAGAGTCCACAATTACCTGGTGGATCTACTGCTACTGCAAGTATTGAAGTCTCTAATGGTAAAATTTATAATGCTGAGGTATCACTCAGTGGTTTTGGTTACACAGAAGCGCCTTCTGTGGTCGTTAAAGGCGTTGGAAACGGTGCTGGAGGGTGTGAGATCCAAACGTTTATTGAGATTGATACACCAGCGGTTAGAATGGGTGTAGCGGTTGATGCAGGAGAGGTAACAAACTCCACAACACCTACACACTTTGCATTTGATTATCCTGTTTATCTGCAGAATGATACAGAGTATGCTCTAGTAGTAGAAACTGATTCTACTGATTATGAACTATGGGTATCCAGACTAGGTGAAACTGACATTGCTACAAGTACCGTCATTACAACACAACCATCACTAGGTTCGGTATACCGTTCCCAGAATACCGAAAGTTGGACAGAAGATATTTTTGAGGATCTTAAGTTTACTCTCTACAGAGCAGAGTTTGATACTACTAGACCTGCAGAACTTCTTCTTAAGAACGTCAACCTTGGTTATGAACTTTTAGATGCAAACCCAATTGAAACAAATGCAAGCTCCAATTCTGCTAGTACATCTGTACTATTCAAGAATAACAATGCAGTTGTTAAAGTAAATCATAGAGATCATGGTTTTGAAGATAGTGGTAAATCTTATGTGTTCTATAGAACTGCTCTAGAGACAGGTGGTATTACTGCTTCCACTATTAATAGTAACTTGTTCCAAGTTACTAATTCTGGTGTTGACTCTTATAATGTCCTTTCCCCATCTCAAGCTGCAGGCAACTCTCTTGGTGGTGGAACCTCTGTTTATGCAAGTCACAACAGAAAATTTGAGACTCTATATCCACAAGTTCATTACTTGACATTCACAGGCACAACATTAGATGTTTCTGTTAAGACAACCAATGTAGTTCCTGTAGATTCAACAACTACAAATTATACTTCATATTCACAATCAGAATATGAAAGAACTTTCTTGAATGAACCACATTACTTTACAAACCAGAAGATGATTGCTTCTGAGATTAATGAGACTCTAAACAGTCTTGAAAGATCTTTAACTTACAAGATGCAATTATCCTCTACATCTAGTAATCTTTCTCCAATCATTGATCTTTCTAGTGCATCTGTAAAAACAGTAAGCAATAGAATTGAAAATGCTACTGGTCAAGAATCTAGGTTTGGTAGAAGAGATCAAGTTATTGAATTCTATCCAGTATATCAATTTGATCTTGCAGGAAATGCTGGAACTGAAATTCAAGCTAATCAAACAATTGAAGGACAAACTTCTAAGACGACTGGAACTATTGCTAGAGTCAATGGTAGTGTTGTTTATGTGAGAGTCAAGACAAGTCAATTCTTCCAAAAAGGAGAACTTGTTTCTCTAGGAAATCAAGCACAATTGACAAATGTCAGTGTTGATTCTAACCCAACACAAGTATTTGCATCTATTGATGATGGTTCTACTATTGTAGCACGTAATCCATCTGTTATTCTTGAGACTTATGACAATATTATTACTGGTAAGACTGTTATCTGGAACAGTCAAACTCAAGAACTGACTGCTAGAGTTGATATTAAACCAATCAATGATAATTACACTGATAGAATTATTGATAGTGTTCTGTACAACAGAAATGCTGTTGTTGGCGATCAGATCGCAGACATTTTCCGTGTAGGAGACTTTATCAAGTATCCAAACCAACCAGATGAAGAAGCAAATTATCTAGAAGTAGGTAAAGTCACATATACAAATGGTATTGACTTTGTTGCTGAAAATACTTCTAAGAATGGTTCGGCAATTGCTAAGTATGTAACTAAAGAAGTTGTTATTAACAACCCAGCAACTGCAATTAATGTACATCTAATGGCAAATGTCAAGGACATTGCAAATATCCAAGTTCTCTATAAGTTTAAGAAAGCATCTAGCCAAGAAAACTTTGAGGATATTGATTGGGTATTGTTCAATGGAAATGGACAACCAGATACATTAGAACTAGCAACCACAGAAAACACTATCTCAAGTGTTGTTGAGAAACAATCTTCTTATCAAGATCTTAAGTATAGTGTATCTGATATTGAAGAATATTCTTCTTTTGCTATCAAAATTGTAATGCTTGGTGTTGATCCTGCATTTGCTCCTAAGATCCAAGACATTCGCGCTGTTGCTGCATTCTAATTTCCGCGTATGGACTATATCAAAGTTGAAGGTCATGATGGTCTCGTAAGAGACCAAAACACTGGTGCCATCATTAATTTGGACGATTCTGCGATCATTGCAAGACGCAAATCAAAACAACTTGGTTCCGCGTTGGAAGACATAAATATGTTGAAGAATGAAGTTTCTGAGATCAAATCTTTACTTAGAGAGTTAGTTAAAAATGCCAGCAATTCAAGTCGCTAGAACTGATACCTTTGAACTTCAAAGGCAGAAGATTAATCAAATTGGTGACCAAATTTTTAATATTTCTCAAGGAGGAAGTGATCTTTCTACAGGAAATTTAAAACTTGGCAATGGAACAAAAATTGCACCATCTCTAGCTTTTATTAGTCAAGAGAATCTAGGTCTTTACAAAGTTGATGCTGGTGTTATTGGGTTTGTAGGGCAGTCAAAAAAGATTGCTGACTTCTCTATAACTCAAGTAGTTTCTTATAAAGATTTTATTGTTCAACAAAATATTCTTACAGATAGTGGGGTCAGTGTTTTAACTGCTGGTTCAAACTATGATGCAGGTCTTTATACTCCCGTCACACTAACAGGAGGAACTGGAGATGGTGCAACTGCAGAAATTACTGTAGTTGAATTTGGTGGAACAATCACAAATTCTGGTCTGAATTATTCGGAAGGAACTTTTACTAATATTTTTCTATCTGGTGGAACTGGTACAGGAGCTACTGCTGGATTTACAGTAGAGGGTATTGTTGGTACTATTGTTGGTGGAAATAATTATGTACCCAATACTTACACTGGTGTATCATTAACTGGTGGATCTGGTACTGGAGCAGAAGCAACAATTGTCGTTACTGGTGATGTAGATTTAGCGGGAAACATTTCAAATGCTGGTACAGGATACAGCGATCATACATCAACATCAGTAACTCTATTAAACGTTCCAACTCAAACATTTATTGTTACAACTGTAACAAACCCTGGAACACCTCCACCTGATAATGTATACGCTATTGATGGCAATACACAACCAACTTTAACACTAACCCAAGGAAATACTTACAGATTTGATTTAAGTGATGCAAGTGTTATTGGTCACCCATTTACATTTGCTGAGGGATTTGGTCAACCTTTAGATAGTAATGAGTTTATTGAAATTCAAAAGGGAACTCCTGGAACAGCAGGAGCTTTTATTGATCTTATCGTCAAACCAAATGCAACTCTTGCAACTGACTATCAATATTATTGTGCTGTTCATGGTGGAATGGGCAATACCTTTAGTGTAGTTGCTGGATCTGCTGGAGTATATGGTCACGGATTTACAGCTTTAGTAACATCTTCTTCTGGTAATGTTACTGCATTTGATGTTAACGTTGGTGCAAATGCAAATGGTTATAAAGTTGGAGATAATGTATCTTTCTTTACACCAGATTTAGGACAGGGTGCTACTGGTTCTGGGTTTGTATTTAATATTACTGGGTTAACATACCTCGGTGCTGTCACTGGTGTACAAATTACAGATGCTGGTCAAAATTATGTAAAGACTGATGTTCTTTCTGCGGCAACTGCAGATATTGGTGGAGCTGGTGCAGGATTTACATATACGGTAACCTCTGATCCTGGAGTAGTAAAGGATTTTGAATTCTCTTCCAGAGGAACTGGATATGCAGTTTCCGATGTTCTAGGACTTCCAACAGGACTTTCTGGAGTAGCAACAACAATTCCTGGTAGGAAGCAAGGAGTTTCCACTACACTAAGCACTGCTTCTGCTCAAATTACTGTATCTTCTACAGTTGGTATTGTTGCTGGCATGAATGTCATTGGCAACCAGACAAATGTAGGACAAGTTGCAATTGGAACAACTGTAGCATCTGTTGACAATGCAACAACTCTCACATTATCTGCTAACCCAACAGTTGATGGAGCAGCTACACTTGAATTTGTATCTGCAACTTTAAATCAAATTACTGTTGCGGATACAACTGGCGTTGTTGCTGGAGATATTATTACTATTGCTTCTGGAACAGCAATTTTAGATGGAACTACAACTGTCAGTAACGTAATTGATGGTACAACTCTAGAGTTTACTCCAGTCGCGACACAAGCTGGCACAGGAACAGTAAATGTCAGACCTACATTTGGCGTAGGAACCACTCCGTTTGCATTTACAATTGATGCATTAGGTATTGTTGATGATGTAGAAATAGTTTCTGGTGGTAATGGTTATGATACTGGAGACGTTTTATCGGTATCTCCAACAGATTTAGCACAACCAATCACAAAAGTTGTTACTGTATCTCAGACTGAAATACTTACATTTGCGAACGGACAAGAACCTGCTGCAGGAGCACTGGTAATTGGAGACACACTAGAAGACCCAAATGCTGCTCAAGGTATTCCACTTTCAGTTGTTGCTATTACAACTGTTGGTGGAGTTATTACAGCAGTAACGGTTAAAGGTGCTTCTCTAAATGCAAATGATACTGTAATTAAAACTGGAGTTCCTGGAAATGTTTATACCATTGACAGCGAAACTTCACTGGGAAATAAGTATTACATTGACGGAGCACTGACACCAGATCTAACAATTTATTCTGGTGATGTTTATGATTTTGATATCTCTGATGGATCTGTATCTTCTCATCCATTTGCATTGTCAATTCATCCAGATGGATCTAATACAACAGTAGCAGATGTTTCTACAACATTCAGTGTATCTTCTGCAGACATTACTGTTGCTTCTTCTACTGGTATTTTAGTTGGAATGTCCGTAACTAAAGTATCTGGAGATGGTGATCTTTTAGCAGGTACAACAGTTGAAGCTGTTAATGGAAATACAATTACTCTCAGTAACAATCCATTAGTTGCAGGTGCAACTGTAGTAACATTTTCTGGAGTTGAATATACTGCTGGCGTTACAAGAACTGCAGATAAACTCTCACTAAAAGTAATTGATACTACACCAGACTTATACTATTATTGCCAAGCGCACCCAGATATGGGTGGAGCAGATGGCGTAGAAGCACTCCTCACTGTAAATACAACAAACCCAAGGGTATTTGGTAGTGGATTCCAGTTAAGCGTAGCTCAAATCACATCTTCTGATGTTGTTTCTATTGATGCAGATACAGGCAGTGTTACTTCTCTATCAACAATCTCTGGAGATGCAACTTTTACTACTGCTAGTATTACTGGTACATTAACTGCTCCAGCAATTACTGGTGACGTTGCTTCTATTAATACCATTAACGCATCCAATGGTTTGGTAGTAGAAACTAACAGTGAATCTCAATTTAAGGGAAATCTAAAAATTGGTCCAACAAATCTTACGTTATCAACTACTGGTGATATTACATCATTAGGTGTTGTAAGATGTAATGGAACATTTAGTTCTAATGGCAAAATTCTTATTAGTGAAAATGAAATTGAAACTACTGCTGGAAATGACCTCATTCTTCAACCTTTCTCTTCTAGAATTGCGAAGATTGATACTGATACAGCATTAGTGATTCCTGTTGGTGATACCAATGCTAGACCTTTGACTGGAGGTTTGGCACAAAATGGTTCTATTCGTTTCAATACTGATAGTAATCAGTATGAAGGTTACAACGCAACAACAACATCTTGGTCTTCTTTGGGTGGTGTTCGTGATATTGATGGCAACACCTACATCTTAGCAGAACTTACTGCAGGAGCAAATGATAATACATTATGGTTCTATAATGATGGTGTTAATAGTGCAAAATTAACCACACACTATCTTGACTTTACTTCAGTAAAGAAAATTTCCTCTACTAAAGTTGGACTTCCATCATATTCTGAGTGGGTTGCAAACACCACAGTTACTGTTGGACAATATCTAAAACACAAAAATAATTTATACGAAGTTACAGGAGCTGGTACAACAGGAACTACTGGATCAGAACCAACTCATACTTCTGGTGCTCAAAATAATGGAACTGCACAACTTACATGGTCACAAATTGCTGTAGGACCACTTACATTTGAAAATGTAGAAGAAGTTAGAATTGGACCATCAAAAGATTGTCCTCTAGTTATTGGTCAAGAACTTAAACTTCATGATAATGCAATTTCTACTACTGTACAAGATTTAATTCTTAGACCTAATGCAGGTAAACAAACAATTGTTGATTCTGTAACTCACTTTAGAATTCCTGCTGGTACTGACAATGAAAAATCTATTGCAGCTGCTGGTCCTGGTTCTATTCGTTTCAATACTACAATCCAACAATTTGAAGGATATAGTGGTACTAACTGGTCATCTCTTGGTGGTGTCAGAGACGTTGATGGTAATACTTACATTATTCCAGAAACTGCTCCTGCAGCAAATGAAAATATTTTATATTTCTACAATAATAATTCAAATACATTACAGTTAACTGAAACTGCTCTTGACTTTACAAATATTGACACTATCACTACTAGTGGAGGAAACTCTTTAGCGGTTGATACTCAAATTCTTACTTTGAATTCTAATGCTACTACTATTGACAATAGTAGTACCACCACTACATTTATTAGTAGCACGAAACAATATTTAGATCTTGGACTTTCGTCTGGATTAAATGTTGATCCTGTGTTGAGATTAGATAATCAAGGAGATGTATATTTTAATACAACTTTTGGTTCGGGAAGTTTTAATGGAGTCAAGATCTTTGATGGAGAACTAAAAGAATTTGAACTAGCAGATTATAAGGTTAGCACTTCAACTTTTGCTCTAACTAAAGGTGGATTGGAATCATCCAATGTTGTTCTATATTCTAGTTCTTCTTCCAAAGGATGTAAAGTAACAGTTGTTTCAAAATCTAGTTCTGGAAAGAGATCTATGACTGAGTATTCGGTTATAGATAATGGAACAGATATTTTCCATAATGAATATGCATCTCTGAATACTTCTGCTGATCAGTATACAGCATCATTTGACTTTACTGCTTCTACAGAACCCAGAATCACTTTGACTCTGACAAATGATCATGCTAATGCTGACATTATCAACTTTACCGTACTAGTTCAGGAAATTAAGTAAAATGGCAACCAATTTACAAAAGTTTGAATCTCTTGGAGGATTCTCAGTAGGAGAAACAGTTCATGTAGATGAGCTCCATAATGCAAAAGAGTTTAACTCAATTGAGATGAAGAACTCTTTCTACACAGATAGTAAAACTACAAATTACATTCTAAGAGGAGTTAACACAGCAACTTTGCAATTGGATGATGTTGGGACATCTATTACTATTGATAATAGTACGATGAATTTTATTACAGGACATTTTATTGGAGTAAATCCATCGGGAGTTGTTTATTCTGGTAAGATTGAAAGTGCGGTATATTGTGATGGATCTGGCGCTGTGTCAGAATTATCAAATATGTTGACAATTATTAAACATGATGTTCCTGTTAATGAATCCTGGAATATCAGTTCTTTTACGGCAACTAATCGTTTCAGTTATTCTACAGTAAGAACTGGAACTGTACAGACAATTAAGTGGGCAGTATCTACTGAAGTTATTAGTATTGCCTGGGCGTGATGCTAAATATAAGATAGGAAAAAAGTCAAGGGCACGGTAACACCATGAGTTTTCATATTAATTCCGATAAAGAGAAAATTAGGGGCATAAATCCTAAACTTATCGGTGATAATGAAGCTACCATTAGAGTCGGGGCGGGCGCTAATGAGAAAGAAGTAATGCGTTTAGAGCTAGATGCTCAAAGCGGATTACCCCGTGTTGGTATTAACAGAACTGGTCAGAGAGTTAATGAGATTAACGTTACTGCTGGAGGTTCTGGATATACTTTAGCCCCAACAGTTGAAATTGATCCACCACCTGCAGGTGGAACTCAAGCACAAGCGTCTGCTTTTATTTTTAATGGAGCAGTTGTTTCTATTGCTGTCAATGATCCTGGTAACGGTTATTCTACAGCTCCAAATGTTGTCTTCACTGGTGGTAATGGTGCTGGTGCTGCAGCAACCGCTGTTCTTGATACTGTTGACTTTGAACTTGATATTAATGGTGCTATCAGAACTTCTACATCTATCATTTCTGATACTGCAAGAATTCTAAACCTTGATATTGAAAACTTTGTTACTCCAGATCTAAACTTAAGAGCACCCAATCTTAAGACTTACATGAACTCTACTGGTACGCCTTGGGCTGCCAATGTTATTGTACAAAAAAATCAGTATAGATATGCTTTTGGTAATGTATATCAAGCAGTAAACACAGGAACTACTGGAACATCTGAACCACTTCATAAAGACGGCATTGAACTGAATGGAGAGGTACAATTTAAGCATATTGGTTTTAGAGTTACTGATCCAAATGCGTACAAGTTTTTAGAAACTGGAGACTCTGGTGTATTCCCAAGATCTATTACACCACTACTTGGTGATAGATCTGATAAGATTGCAACTACAGAATACGTCCTCAACCTAGCAACGAATGACGTTGGTGGTCGTGTTTATGTTTCTCAGCAGATTGGTTCTGACCTAAACGATGGTCGTTCCGCTGTAAACCCAGTTCGTACAATCAAAAAAGCAGCGCAGATCGCATGGTCTACTCCTGGTGTTAAAGAAACTCTGATTGTTTCTGGTGGTGATTATGTAGAAGATAACCCAATTTCACTGCCACCTGATTGCTCGGTTGTTGGTGATAACCTTCGTCTAGTAATTATTAGACCAGCAAATATTGGTAAGCACATTTTCAAATTTGGTGATAAGAACTATGTTACTGGTGTAACGTATAGAGATAAAATTGATGCCAATGGAGATCCAGTTGGCACATGGGACTTTGCTATGGTCTTTGACGACAAGCAAAGAATTATCATTGATAATGAAATCAATGGAGACTTTGGAGTTGAGTTTCCAATTGGTCATCAAATTTTTGGACCAGAAAGATTCCGTATTACATTCCAAAATAACACTGGATTGCAACTTTTGCAATCTGGATTGGTAGCAGTTGGTTTGAACACTGGTGGTAGAGCAGACATCTTAGATGTTACATTTGACTCAACTACAGGTGCTAATGCTTATGTCGCTGGTACTATTGATATTCAATTGCAACCAGGGTCTTCTTCGTTAATTGAGGGTGATCAATACAGTTATATTTCATCATCTGTTACTGGTGGATCTATATCCTTAACTATTAGTCAAACAGCAGGAGCAAATCGTCTTAGATTTACTACAGATCCAACTTCCACTATTCCATCTGGAACATATGTTTATCTGGATGATGCCGATAATTCATCTTTCACTCAAGGATATTATCAGGTCTCTAGTATTGATGATACAAACGCACCAACATATTGGGACGTTCTTTTTGTTCCTGTACTAGATGCTCCAAGTTGGGACACTACTCAAGCAGAAACAATTTCAATTAATTCTGCGACACCTGTAGTTAATACAATTGATACTGTTCAGTTAAAATCAATTAGAGCTGAAGGTGAAGTTGTTTCATATGATGAAGACATTACATCTACTTTACCAATTACTAGATTGGATTTCTCCTTACAGGGAGACCCTAGTATTGCAACAGGTGGTTTCCAAGAAGCACAATTTGGTAGTGCTGAGGACCTTGGTGGTATTGTTCTCTATACCAGTGCTCTTGTAGGTAGAACTAATACTCATGAATTTAAAGAGGGTCAAGAAATTGTTCTTGAGAACATGCCAACCTCTAACCCAGATCTTTCTTTCTTGAATGGAAAGCAAAGAATTTACAAGGTTCTAGAGGATGCTGATGGTCGTGCAAGACGTTTTGTTATCCCCAAGAAATTTCCATCTTTCACAAATGCAAACTTCAATCCTGGTGAATTTGCTAGGGTAAAATCATATTCAAAGTCTGTTACATTATCTCTACTCAACTCACCAAACAAGTTTCCACTTGCGACTCCTGTTGAGAGAAGATATCAAGATGCTTGTCAGTTAATAAGAAATAATAGGGACTACATCGCAGAAGAAGTAGTTGGTATTATTAACGATCAATTTAAGTCTGATTATTATTCAGTATATAATCTAGATGCAGTCAACAACACATTTGACATTTATCTAGGTACTCTAGACCATGCAAATACTTATGTTAGCGGCGGTACAGTAACATTTGGTGGTAATTCTTATGCCATTAGTGGATTTGTTTACGATACAACAGTCACTGGTGTTGCTACAATCACCACAACTGCTGCTGCTATCTCAGCATTGTCTGAAGATGATACCGTACAACTAGCAGACATTTTAATTTCATGTGAAGCTGGTCAAAAACTATATCCAGCATATAGTTCACCAACATCCACCAATAGTGGTACGAATGGTGATGAGCAATGCAAGCAAGATGTAATTCACTTCCTCAATGCTCTAGTTAGAGACCTTGAATTTGGATCTAATCATAATATTATTGAAGCTGCTAAGAAGTATATTGTTGGTGGTAAAATCGCATATATTGAAGATGAAATCATTCAGAATGTACGTGCGATTGAGTATGCTAGAGAACTAGCAATCTATGCAATGTGCAATTGGAGGATTAAGAATAGAACTACTGGTGATCCTCTCTACACTACAAAACACGCCACAACTACAAGGTATACCGACCCAACTATTATCACTGCAACAGCAGGAACTCCTGCTTGTGATGATGTAAGATCTGCTATTGATACTTTATCATATCTTTGGGTAGATGTTATTTCCAATAACGCATCTGGAACATATCTTGATGCAGCATATTTGATTGCTAAAAACGCTGATCTTATTGCAGATCAGGCACTTATCAATACAGAAAATAATTATCCAACTTTGAATCTGTCTGATATTCATCAAAGAAAGTGCCGTAGGGATATCAAACTTGTCATTGAAGGACTTGTAAGAGACTTGGTATTGGGCGGAAACCATGGTGTTGTTTCTGCTGCAGAATCTTATTTCAGTGGAACAGTTCTTTCTGGTATTGCAGAAGCACAGTTAGATGAAACTAGATACGCATTCCAGCAAGTAAGAGATCTTAGTATCGCAGCAATGCGTAACTGGTCTGATGGTGATGTTCTATCTACAACTCCAACAGGATCTACATATGATCCTGCAAGTGGTGCAATGACAGTTGTCATCCCAGATCCTGCAACACCACCTGTTGCTAACTCTGATAGAATCGCTTTTGCTGAAGGTGCTATTACATATAGCTGTGCTGCTAATGGTGGTGGTAATGATGCAAGTCCATATAGAACTGATACGAACTTTGGTCAAAGTTTCTTAATCACTAATGTAACTTCTTCTGGTGGAAGCACCACACTTACTTTGAATCCTGGTGTAGCAGGAAGCAATACAGACGCACATACATTTGTATCTGCTCTAGCAAATGGCACTAAAATTATTTACAATCCATATGCTACAACTTCACCTGTTCCCAAATTTGAAGATTGGAGTATTCTAGAGGATAGTGCAAATCCATCTTGTGCTGCTATTGCATCTGCTATTACAACATCGCTAGCAACATTTGATAGTATTTTACAGTATGCAACAGATACGGTAAATGGAGCTGCTCCTGGTTCTATTACACAAACATTTGGAACTCTTTATAGCACTGCTCCAATTATTTCATATCCAGATAGCTATATCTATGACTTCAATAACAACCGCATGGCGGTTCGTGGTAGATATGATGATTTCCCAATTATTGAAGCATCTCCTTATACACAGAACGCATCTGTTATCTCTTTCAGAGGTGGTGGCGGTGCTCTGATTGATGGTACAAAAGTTAAGCAACCTAACTGTCCTTTCCCTGGTCTAGAACCAGACGGAACAGCATCCTTCCCTAACCAGGGTAAATCCATGGTTGCTGCAGCATTTACGATTGTATCCTTTGGTGGTACAGGTTATAAGGTTATTGAAGATGGTTATACACAATTAGTTTCTGTGTTTGTTATCTTCTGTCAAGATGGCGTTCTTTGTGAGTCTGGTGGATATGCATCTATTACTAACTCTGCTACCAACTTTGGTACATTTGCTCTAAGAGGAACAGGTTTCCGTAAAGATCCATATGAGTTTGATGCAGGCACAGTTAATGTAGTATCTCAAACTCCAACTGGAAGAACTACCATGACAGTTGGTGGAATTGGTAGAGAACCACTTGAGCATTATATTGTCAAAATTGATGGTTTCAGAAATGCTGATCCAGACAAAGAATTCTTTATTGATGCTGTAAGTGGTGTTACTGTTGGACCTCCTTTCTCCGCAACTATTACACTTGATGATGGTATTGGAAATGGTCTATCTCTAATTAGAGAATCTGATGGAGCTACTATTTCTGGTTTAACAGCACTACAGCAAGCACTGACACCAGCTGCTGCATCTAATGCTACTATTAGACTACACAGACCATCTATCGTCAACTCATCCTCCCACACCTGGGAATTTGCAGGTTCTGGTAATAACTATCTTGCATTACCTGAGAACGGTGGTACTAAAGTTGAGGCAAACGAACAAGTTTCTGAAAACTATGGTCGTGTATACGTTTCTGGTACTGACGAACTAGGTGACTTCAAGGTTGGTACATTTGCTAGAATTGAAAACAGAACTGGTAACATTACCTTTACTGGTACGGTTACCATCTCTGAAGTTGAATTCTTAAAACTGAAAGGCGGAGACGTTGTTGTTACTGGTTTTGATGCTTCCAATACACTTGGTGGTGCTAACTCTAGTGATTCTAAACTACCAACTCAAAAGGCAGTTAAGGACTACATTACCAATAACCTCGGTCCTTACATCAACAAGCCTTACTCTACGAATGCTGTTCCTAGAGCATTGGTTGAACTTACCGACTCTGGTAAGATTTCTATTGACCAGATTCCAGCACTCAGACCTTTCCAAGTCTACACAGTTGCCAATCAAGCAGAAAGACTTTCTATTGATGGAGCACTTGCTGGTGACATCGCGATCCAGCAAGACACTTCACAATCATTCATTCTAAATAATGACCTTGATAGTCTATTCTTAGGATTTGCTGTAGACTCCAGTCTGGTATTCAACGTAAACGATGTTTATACAGGCACACCTTCTACAGGTAGAATTCAAGCTACAGAATATAGACAAGGTGTATTATACAAAATTAATATCACTGATGGTGGTTCTGGGTACACAGTTGCTCCTCCAGTAACTATTTCTGGTGGTAACCCATCTGCAGGTGCTGTTCCAGCAACAGCAACATGTACTATTGCTAATGGTGAAGTTGTTACTGTTACAATTACAGAAAATGCTGGTTATGTGGGTGGTTTTGGATATACTACTCAACCAGTAGTTACTATTCAAGGACCTCCTGGAGCTGGCACTCAAGCAACTGCAACTCCATTAATTGAAAGCAGATTGTATGGTGATATTGTTAACAATATCAAGATGCTTGATACTGACACATTTGATGATAGTGATTCTCCAAGTGCTAATACTGTCAATATCAATAGAGTTGTTAATACATCTTCTAGTGATGCCAATAACTGGGTATCTCTATCTTCCAACCAAATTGCTGCTTCTGACATTACATCTGGTGTTATTGAAACAGACAGATTGGCAACAGGCGGTGCTGCAAACTCGTTTACATTCTTACGTGGTGATCAAAACTTTGCTCCTGCTGTTCAGTCAATTAAAGGTGCTGAAACGAGATATTTTGCGAGACTATACACGCAAGCAGCAAATGGTGCTAGTTCTTTGATCTTTGAGTCTAATCAAAATGCATTAATTGGTCATGAAGTCGTTGCCAATGTTGCTGGCATTCCAGCAAATACAAACATTAATGGTGTCGTTACTACTGGTGGTTTAACAACTGTATCTCTCAATAATCCAATTACAACTGCAATTGCAGCAGGAACAGTAATTGAATTTGAAAGAGGAGCTTCTCCTCTAACATTTGATTCTTCAAATACTATTGGCAACTTTATTGACAGTGTTGTAATTGCTAATCCTGGTTCTGGATATACTGACAATCAATACTTTGATATTTCTCTTGATGGTGGCACTGGTACAGATTTAAGAGTTAACCTCATTGTTTCTGGTGGTGAAGTTACTGATGCTACTGTAACTAATGCTGGTAGTGGATATACATCAGATTTCCAAGTAACACCAAATCCAGCTGCTATTGGTGCTGGATCTAACCTAGTTCTACTAGCAAAAGTTAGCACTGTAAATAAACAGTTTGCTAATGTTGCTGTTGATATTCAGAGAGTTTCTGATCTAACAATTTCTGCTGATGAATTTGGAACTATTGGTGTTGCGAGATTTAGAAAGTCTCAGTTTAACATTGGTCAAGAAGGAAATGGTTCTATCACTATCAAGACTGGTCCAGATAGTGGACTTGATGCTGATTTATTAGACGGTCAGCAAGGTACTTATTACCTCAACGGTGCATTCTTCGTTGACAGTAGTATTGTACCAGATAAACTTGCTAGTGGTACATATGGCATTGATATTAGTGGTAGATCTACAAACACTTTACGTGTTGACACTGGTATCAACAACCCAAATGCAAACCCTGCTCCAAGTGATGCTGTTCAAGGTTTGACTCTGGCAACAGTATTCAACAGCACCAATGGTTTGTTGACTGCTTTCCCAAGTGTTGATACTGGAAATTCAAATTCATCTAAACACTTAGTCATGACTCTCCGCAATGGTGAGTCTGGTATTGATGCTACTTATGGTGGTGTAAGACAACTTGCATTTGGTAATGATGATAGAATGTATCTCCGTGGTTCTGGTGATGGAGTAACCAGCTATGGTTCTTGGTATGAAATTTGGAACTCAGGAAACCAGGGTATTGATTCTGGATTAGATGCTGATAAACTTGATAATAAACAAGGTGTTTGGTATCAAGATGCATGGAATATTAAAAAGAATGAGATCTTTGATACAAGACTTCCTGTTTGGAGAAGTGCTTCAGCATTCCGTGATAAATTAGAGGTCAAATCTTACAGTGGAACTGATACCTTCTATAGAATTCTTGTTAGACAAGCTCTAGACATTTCTCCTGGTGGGGATTTTGAGGCATCTTCTGTTGTCAATATCTACAATATCAATAAGCAAGATATTGGTGATTTTACAATTAACTCTACTCAACAAGTTATTGATCAGAATGATTCTGCCAATACTTACACGATTCTAATTGGTAGACTAGCATCTGGTGGAAATATCCAACCAGCAGTCTTCATTGGTGTTGCTGGTGATGAAAAAGAATTTGAACAATGGGAAATTTATGACAGCAATACAATTGATCTAGCTGAAATTGGTAATAATGCTGGTAGGGGATATCTAAGACTTGGTAGAAGAGATGGTAATGCTGCAACCAACCCTTACATTTGGTTCAACTCATCTCAAGCACAAGCAATAGATCAGAATGGATTGCCAACATATAACGCAGCAATTATCGCTGATGGTGGTAGTGCTACTGAAGGATCTGGTAGTTTAGAAGTCAAAGTTCTAAATGAAAATGAATTTAAGGTAAATCAAAATATTATCTGGAACGCAGGTAATGTTGCATTTAATTCTTCTAATGTAGTCTCAACAGCATCACTCAAGTCTGCTGTAATGAGAGACACTAATGGTGACTTTGCTGCTGGAACCATCACTGCTTCAATCACTGGTGCTTCTTCACTCAACGTATTGAAGTCTGGTGATACAATGACTGGTGCTTTAACAATCACTGGTAACAATGGTATTACTATTCAGGGAACTGGAACTCTGGGTGTTGGTGGAAATACAACTATTTCTGCAGATCTAACAGTAGATACAAATACGTTATATGTTGATTCTACTGATAGTCGCGTTGCTATGGGTCATACGGATCCACAGGCAAAACTTCACATCGTTGGAACAGGATGGACAAGCAATGTAGTTGGTTCAAATCTATTAAGATTAGAAGCAACTGGTAATACAGGTGCTGCACTAGCACTCAAGAATGCTAATGGACAATATTGGAACCTTTACAATGGAGGTTCATCCTCTTGGGCAGGACAAGGTAACCTTGGATTTGTTTATGGTGATGGAACAAATGATCCTCTAGGTTATAAAATTCTATTCAATAGCAGTGGTGATATTTTACCTGGCGCAGATAGTTCTCAAGACTTCGGTACTGATGGAGCTAGATGGCAAAATTCTTATGTTGACATTTCACATGTTACAAATAGCGTAAGAGTTGCTAAAGGAACAGCTAACCAAGAAGCAGATATTCACCTCAGAGGTGGTGGAACTGGAAATGGTGGTGGTAGAGGATTCCGTTTAGGTTCTAATATTGGTGGTGGTGCTGATGTATTTGAAATTTATTCATCTGTAACCAATGGTGGTGATGATTGGAAGAGTTTGGCAAACCCAGCTCTACCACCAGCACTTGCTATTCAAGGTGCTAATAACAGAGTTGGTATTAACACCAATAGTTTCTCTGGAACTGATACCACAGTAACTCCAAACCAATCTAGAAACTACATCTTGAATGTCCAAGGGGACATGAACATCAATGGTCAGTTGTTCCAAGACAATGCTGAGTTTGTAACATCCAGATGGACAGAATCTACAAATGATTCTGGTGCTAATATTTACAGAAATTCAAAAGTTGGTATTGGCAATAAACCCGCCCCAGTATATAATCTTGATGTTGTTGGTTCTCTTGGAATTACAACTGGTCTTTACTTCAATGGAGAGAAACAGTATGCAGATGACTATGGTGTTATCAAGCAAAACAGAAAAACTCTCGCTGGAACAACTACCATTACTGCTAACTTTAGCGCATCTAGTAATGGACCAATCACTATAAATAGTGGTGCTACAGTAACAGTTAGCGCAGGAGCTGACTGGACCATCTCGTAAGATAATAACATGGCTTCAGAACTAACAGTAGGAACCGTCAGGGATGTGAATGGTACTTCTATTCCCGTCCCTACACTTCCTGTCACAGCATCGGATCCCCAGAACAAACAAGCTGGAGATTTGTGCTTTGTTAATGGTAGTATTAGATTCAGTAACGGAACAGATTGGTTTAATCTAGGTGACTCTGCTGGGGCTGATGGATCCAGTCCAGAAGCAGCTGCTGTATCCGCAGTTGCTATCAAAGAAGCATTTCCAGACTCACAAGACGGTGTTTATTGGATTAGACCTGATAATTATCCTGGTAGTGCCGTTCAAGTATATTGTGATATGACTACCGATGGTGGTGGTTGGATGATGATCGGATATTCTGGTACTATTAGTACTAATAAAGGAACTACTGTTGGAGCATTGTCTCCTGGTAATTCTAGTTATTATATGCCATTGTTTAACACATATGGAACAATCCAAACTGATTCCAAATCAACTGGAGTTACATTTTCAAGAATGGATTTTGCAAAATCAGTCGCTGGAATTGATAATTCTTTGAGTCATCTGATGTGCAGAAGAACTAATAATTCTAATGTTATTCTTATTTGGAATATTGCTGATTACAATAGATTTGATAGCACCAACAACTCCAATTGGTCATTCAATCCAGACCCAGGTCTCCCAATCACCGCATATTTTAAAATGAGTAATACTGGTCCATCTGGATTAGTTTCTAAATTGGGATCCTCTAATGGAGCTAGATATGAAAATGGACCAAGCTACCCTGGTATTGCGTGGAACTCTTCTTATAACTTAAATAATAATGGTTTTGGTGGTTTTACAAATGCATTAAATAGAAGATCTATTCTTTATTGGGAGACACAGGAAGGTGGATATCAAGCAGACCAATGGTATCATGGAGCACCAATGAATCTTGCTCCTTGTCCTGGTCCAGATAACTCAACTCAAGATTTAGAGTATTACTTCAGAGAGAAAAAACCTGCATAATTATTTTTATTATTTGTTGCTATGTTAATTGACAATAATCACCTTGTTCTGTTTCCTCAGATTCTTGGGGTATATAAATTTGATAAGAATGAAGAATTAAAAAAAGAAATTACAAATCAAATTAGTATCTACAAAGGTACTGAATATGAACAGTCCAATGATGGTCAGGGGATTGTTCATTATTTTAATGACTTTGATCAAAATTTCTTTGATGATCAAAGAGAAACAATAGATATTATTGAAGACCTTAGGGCTTTTGTAATCAGAAAAACAAATTTATTTGCTGATGAAGCAGGATTTGATCATAGAGGATTTTCTATTACAGATTCTTGGCTTAACGTATCTGGAAAAAATTCATATCAAGATGCACACAACCACTGTAATTCTTTTATCAGTGGTACTTACTATGTGTCATATGACAAAGAGAAGCACCCACCATTGCAGTTTACCAATCCCAATAACTACAGGACTTATCCAACTTTTCATCTAGATAGAATGGATCGTAAGAATCATGTTTTTGGAGAAAAATATGAATGTGATTGGTTGGAAGAAGGTATGCTAGTTTTGTGGCAGTCTGGATTGTATCATGGTTATCCTATGAATAGGAATGATAATAGAATTTCAATTTCAATGAATATGTTCCCCAGGGTTTTAAAACGTGGAGCATATGGAGCATCAATGAACTAATAACTAGAGTCCAATTACTTTGATAAATAACTCAGAGTAAGACCACCATTTTTACCTGTTATGTCACAGTTAAATGTAGGAAGATTAAATATTACTTCCAATTTAAGATTGCCAAGTTATACTACAGCACAGCGAGATGCGTTAAGTGCTGTAATTGGAGATCTAATTTATAATTCAGAAGATGAGCAAGTCCAAGTTTGGGATGGTTCCAAATGGAAAGGTGCTTCTGCAGGAGGATCTGTTACTGCATCAGGTGGAACTGTAACTACATCTGGTCAGTACAAAATTCATAAGTTTACCTCTGGTGGTGCCTTCACAGTTAGTGATGCTGGAAGTGGTTCTACCATGGATATTCTTGTAGTTGGTGGAGGCGGAGCAGGTGGAACTGCCTCTGGTAACTGTAGTAATGGTGGTGGCGGAGCAGGTGGAGTTGTCTACCAAGCTGGCGTTGCTATGACATCAGGAACTTTTACGGTTGTTGTTGGACAAGGAGCTACTGGAGCAGGTGGTGGTAATGCTGCTCCAGGTGCTAGTGGTGGTGACAGCACATTTTATGGATACACTGCCCTAGGTGGCGGTGGCGGCGGCGGTGGATCAGGATCCAACGGCGGTGGTCAAGGAAATTCTGGTGGTTCTGGTGGAGGTGGTGGTCACCCATACACTGGATCTAGAACTCAAGGACTACAACCATCATCTTCTAGTGGTGGATATGGCAACGGTGGTGGAGCTGGAAACCAAGGCGGTCCCGAATGGGGTGGCGGCGGCGGTGGCGGCGCTGGTGGTGCTGGTACAGACGGAACACCTAACATTGGTGGTCCTGGTGGTGATGGAATTCAGTTTGATATTACAGGTGTTAATACTTATTATGGTGGTGGCGGCGCTGGTGCTAACTGTGGTAACCCTGTCTGCACCACTGTCCAAGGTGGTGCGGGTGGCGGAGGAAATGCTTCCTGTAACGCTGGTGGTGCTGGAACTGCTGGTCTTGGCGGTGGCGGTGGCGGCGCTGGATATAGCAGCGGAACTAGAGCTGCTGGAAATGGCGGCAACGGCGTCGTAATTGTAAGATATATTGGATCGTAATTATGGAAGACTATGTATACTACGCTTTGGTAGCGTCAAATAATAAAGTGCTTAAGTGTATGCCTGTAATTGACGACACAGAATTTGAAATTATCAACAGGCAATATCCGTCCGAATGGTTGGATGGAAAATGGGTTAGGGTCTGTAATGATCAGGTAGATATGTATAAAATTCCATGTCAAGGGTGGAATTATTTACCAGAAAAAAATTTATTTTATCCACCAAGACCACATGTTTCTTGGAAATTAAATGATCACACTATGGAGTGGGAAGCTCCATCTCCACAACCAGAAGGAAGATGGTATTGGAACGAAGATATAGGATCCTGGGCACCATTTTCAGACGATGTAAATAATGGAGTAATTAACGAATAACTTGAGTTTTAATTATGGATTTTGAAAATAGTGTAGGTTATGTTCTACTGAAGTATAATATCGTTTTAAATGTAACTATTTGGGAAAATGAAGAGGACTTTCTAGCAGTAGAAGAAAGTCTATATTCAGATCCGTTTCATCCAGAGGGTGCAAAGTGGATGAAAATTCCAAAACATAATAAATGTATTGGAAAAAGATTTGTGTATAATGAAGAGCATGATTTCTTTCACCCACCTCAACCATTTCCTTCTTGGACTTTAGATATTGATGTGCAAGATTGGATTCCACCAGTTCCTGCACCAGGATATCCATTTAAGTATGATTGGGACGAAGAAAAACTAGAATTCGTCATTCATGGAAAAGTGATGAGAGATGATACCTTAGATAATTTACTTGAAGATATTGAGAATGAATCCTAATTTCATACAAGAGTACAAAAACTCTCTTCCCTCTGTGGTATGTGAAAATTTAATTTCTTTATTTGAAGAAAGAGAAGATCTACATGTTGCTGGAAAAACAACTGAAGGTGTTAATCCTCAATGGAAACATGATACTGAGATATCACTAAACCCAGATTTTTTAAATAGTGAAAAGTATCCAGATTTTGCTATCCTTTTACAATCCCTCCTAATGTGTCTACAGGAGGGTCTTGAAAAGTATAAGGAAGAATATAATCTTGATATTGGAAATGGTCAAACCGCAGGTATCAACGCAATTTGTGAATGGAGAACAAATTACGAATTTAATATACAGAGGTATCTTCCTGGTGAAGGATACAAAGCTATGCATTGTGAAGTTCCAAACTCTGGTGTTTCAAAAAGAGTTTTGGTTTGGATGTTTTATTTGAACGATGTTGAAGATAAAGGTGGAACTGAATTTATGTTTCAGGACTATACATGTAAAGCAGAACAAGGTAAACTAGTAATATGGCCACCTTATTGGACACATTACCATAGAGGTATTGTAAGTCCAACAGAAACAAAGTATATTGTTACTGGGTGGTGTAGTTTTTATGATGAGTAATTATGGCAAATCAACTTCTTTGGTATAAAACAAGACTTCCTTCCAACATTGTTGATTCTATGTGCTTGGAATTGGAAGGATACGAAAATTCTTTCAATGAAGGAATGGTTGGAGATAAAAAAATTGATCATTCAAGAAGAAAGAATAAAACTGTTTTTGTTGGAGCAGAAAATTGGATTGCTGGATTTTGTTACCATTACATTACTTTAGCAAATAAAAATAACTTTAAGTATGACATAGAAGGATTTGCTAGTGATCTACTTCAATATTCTTCTTATGGACAAGGAGAATATTATAACTGGCACGTAGACGCATCATTAGGTAATAGCTTAGTTCCAACTGATAATACCAAAGAGGACTTTGTTAATTTTGGTGTGGAGAAAATTAGAAAGATTTCTATGACAGTTCAGTTATCAAGTCCAGAAGAATATTCAGGAGGAGAATTTCAACTATTAACGGATGATAATGAAAGTTTCTTTGCTCCAAAAGAGAAAGGAACTGTTATAATCTTTGATAGTAGATTACGTCATAGAGTGAGAAAAGTAAATTCTGGATGTAGAAAGTCTTTGGTTGGTTGGGTAGTTGGACCGAGGTGGAAATGAAAAATTATTTTTATACAGAACCATTCCCATTCCTGATTATAGAAGACTTCTATTCTCCAGAAGAATTAGAATTAGTATGGAGAGAATTTAATTTTTTACTTGATGGAGACAAATTAAAAGGACCAAAAGAAACGGCAGCTGCAGAATATTCTGATGGATCTGTTGGGAAACAAAATAAAGGAATATTCCTAGATGATGTTTACAGAGACAGGTCTACATCAAATATCCTCACAGTTAATAGAAAGCTTTTTAATTGTGGTTTATCAAATGAAATTTCAAAAATTAGTCAAATGTTCAGAGGAATTGTTGACTGTAACAAAGACAATACTCTGTTAAGTTACTACGAAAACAAAGATTTCTATGCGCCACATAGAGATTGTTATTGCTTTACTTCTTTACATTGGTTCTATAAAGAACCAAAAAAATTTAATGGAGGAGATCTTTATTTCCCTGAGTTTGATATGGCAATAACAGTTGAAAATAATAAGATGATACTATTTCCATCAGCTTTTACACATGGTGTTACAGAAGTAACTATGGAAAATTCTGATGTTGGAAAAGGTTATGGTAGATATTGTCTATCACAATTTTTATATTTGGATCCTACTTTAAGATGAACGACTGGAAAATCTACCAATTAAATGGTATTGTTGATGTAGAGTCAATGAAAGAAGAACCTGACATGAGCATGGTCGGGAAGATGATTGTCTACGATGGCAATGAGATAGAAAAAATTGACGAAGAAGTGGGATCTGTTGATAGTCTTACTAGGTATCGGTATCCAAAATATAGAGACAAAGTTTATGAAATAAAATCTGTAATTGAAAGTATAATTGGAGAAAAAGTATATCCGACATACTACTTTGATAGATTTTATTTTTCTGGAACACATTTACGAAAACATGTTGACAGATGTGCATGTGAAGTTAGCGTCTCTATGAATATCTCAAATACTACTGGTGTTGATTGGCCAATATCATTTGAATATGAAGGAAAGCAGTATGACTTTACTGGTGGTCCTGGGGATGGTGTTTTGTATAAAGGAATAGAAATTCCACATTGGAGAGAAGAGTTGCAATGTTCTTCTGGATATTTTCATCAAGTGTTTTACCACTTCGTTAGAGCAGATGGATACTATCTAGAATTTGCTTATGATAAGATATGAATTTTATTGATCTTAGTCATACATTTGAAATAAATGAAAAACTAGGTATAGAAGTAAAAGAAGAGTCTTGGGGAAAATATCTTATTGTAGATAACTTTTGGAAAAGACCAGAAAAAATTAAAGAATACTGTTTAACATATCATCCAGTAAAACTTCCTGGTGTTTATAGTTCTCCTGATAATGGGTCAAAATATTATGATGGAAGAATAAAGTTTGTCTTTGATGAAATGCCTTTGTTTACAGAGGTTGTTTATTATCTTGCTCACACATATTTCAATAAACATGAATTGAGAGTAAGGCAACACAATCCATATATTTTATCTGGAAATATATTTGAAATGTATGATTTAGATTACAATAAGTTTTCTGATCATTCATACGCTCCACATATAGATGGAACGGATCAGATAGCTGCTACTTGGTATATGAACACTGATTATTCTTCTGATGAAGGAACTGGTGTTTATGATTGTGTGCCACATATGAAAAATACTCCATGGTGTACTGGTGCAAACTTAATTGGTAAAATGCCAGCAAAATACAATAGAATGGTATTATATGAAAGTCATATACCACATGGACAACTAGTTACAGATAGGTGGTTTTCCGAAAAGAGAATCTCACTAGTACAATTTTTTGACACTAAATATTAATACACACTATTCATTGTGATTACTATGGACCCATCAGCACTAAAGAAAAATTTTGAGGAGCAAATTGCTACTACAGAAAAGCAAATTGCAGAACTAGAAGAAAATCTCAAGAAAGCAAAAGAGTACAAGATTAAACTAACTGGTGGTCTTGAAACTCTAGGTCTTCTAGAAGGTGAACCAGAAGCACCAACAGAAGAAACACCCGCTGAATAAATACTAAATCCCTTCTTCCTAAATAGGTAAGAAGGGATTTTTGTGTGTAATGGCATCTCCAAGTTCTAGATCTGAACTCATCACATATTGCAAGAGGCAACTTGGTGAACCCGTGTTGCAAGTTAACATTGATGACGAACAGGTCAACAACGTAATAGACGACACGTTTCAGTTCTTCCAAGAGAACTGTTACAACGGTATGGAGCGTGCTTACTTATACCACGAAATCACTGCTGACGATAAGACAAGGTTTGCTGCTAGTGTAACTACTACAGAAGGAACTACTAACTGGTTGGAAGCTACAAACTATATTCCAATTCCAGATCATGTAGTTGGTATTACTAGAGTTTTTGGTCTTGTCAGCAACTCAATCCGTTCTAATCTTTTTGGCGTTGAATATCAATTGTTCCTAAATGATCTCTATGCATTCGGATCACTTGATATCCTCAACTATTATATGAACAAGCAATATCTAGAAACTCTAGATATGGTTCTAAACAATGGATCTTTCCAGCAGTTTAGATTTACAGCACGCCGTGATCGTCTGTACTTAGATATTGACAAAGACTTCCTCAAAGAAGGAACTAATGTTCTTATTGAGTGTCATCGTCTTAATGATCCTACAGATGCTACAGAAATGAACAACGATATGTTTGTCAAGAAGTATGCTACTGCTCTGATGAAGAGACAGTGGGGTATGAATTTGATCAAGTATAACAACGTTCAACTACCTGGCGGTGTAACACTTAACGGTAGAGAAATCTACACAGACGCACTTGCAGAGATTGAGAAGATTGAATCTGAAGTTCTCAGCAAGTACGCAATCCCACCAATGGATATGATCGGATAACATGCCTACCAGTCCTTACTTTCCAACTTACTACG